AGGTAATGTTGGCATTGGGGCGAGTTCGCCATCTAGTCAGCTTGAGGTTTCATCTAGTGGGGATACCTCGCTAACGATTAACGCAGCTAATAACAGCGACTCAAAGCTGGTATTCTCGGAGGCAGGATCAGCAGAATACTCTATCATTATGGATGGATTATCAGGCTCAACTCAGTCGTTGCAATTCTACAATAATAGAACCTCCACAGAAGCCATGCGGATCACCAGCGATGGATCGCTGCTGGTGGGGACTACTGATAGTTCTGTTTACAACAACGGATCAAATACTTCTGCCGACACAGGTATAAATCTGACCACTACCTATGCAGGTTTTTCACGTTATAACGGAACTCCTGTGTATATCAACCGCACTGGCATTGACGGTGATATTGTTACATTCAATAAAAGCGGCGCATCTGTGGGGAGTATTGGGACTGAAGGTGGACGCTTGCAGATTGGTAAAGGGGCTAGTGGGCTGTACTTTTATGATAGCGGCCCTAGCCTTCTACCTTGGAATGTATCAACAAATGCTGTTGGAAACGGAACCGTTGATTTAGGCTCATCAGGTGGCCGCTTCAAAGACCTCTACCTCTCTGGCGGTATTGAGATTGAGAAAGGCTCAGGCAATGTCGGCGTTGGTAAACAGGCGTTAAACTCTAATACCGCAAGCAACAACACGGCTGTTGGTTATCAAGCTGGGTATAGTAATAATACTGGTGAGATAACTTCTGTCGGTTATCAGGCTGGCTTCGCCAATACCACAGGCTTACGCAATACGTCATTAGGCGATAGGGCATTGCGATCAACCACAAGCGGCGCAGATAATACAGCATCAGGTATGACTGCCCTGTATAGCAATACAACTGGTAACTATAACACTGCCCTTGGAAGCAATGCTTTGTTCTATAACACCACCGCCAGCTACAACACAGCCGTTGGGTATCAGGCTGGGTATAGTCAAACAACAGCTGGCGGTGGATATAATACATATCTTGGTTATCACGCAGGCTATTCAGGCAATGGATACCAAAATGCCTTTGTAGGTTACAGGGCAGGTTATAATGCAACTAGCAACAACAACACCTTCATGGGCGTTGGGTCAGGGTCTGCTGTAACCACTGGAGCAGCAAACACCATCTTAGGCCGCTACAACGGCAACCAAGGCGGCTTGGACATCCGCATCTCAGACAACTACATCGTGCTGTCGGATGGGGATGGTAATCCGAGGGCGTTCGTTAATGAACTTGGTGCTTTAAAAGTGTCTGGGAATGCTGGTGCCTCTGATATAAGTAGCATAACAAGTCAGCAACATGAATTTGTTAATGAACTTGGTGCCGCCGATTATACATTGAGAATTAAAAACTCAGACGGTTCAGGTTCTGGTTATCCGCTTTCCGTATTTTACGGTAACAGTTTTAATGATACTAACAGTAGGTTTATTACCTGCCACGACACAACTGCAACTCGCTTTTTGGTTTACTCTAACGGTAATGTGCAAAACCAAAACAACAGTTATGGTGCAATCTCAGACCAAAAGTTAAAGCAGCAAATTACAGACGCTTCTTCTCAATGGGACGACATAAAGGCGTTACAAGTTCGTAAATATAAAATGAATGCTGACGTTGAGCAATACGGCGATAGCGATGACTTGTGGCGTTTAGGTGTTGTTGCGCAAGAAGTAGAGGCAGCGGGTATGAGTGGCCTAGTAACTGAAAGTTCAGATGCTACGCCTGAAAGCCCAGATGCAACAACAGTTACCAAATCTATAAAATACTCCATCCTCTACATGAAAGCAGTCAAGGCACTGCAAGAGGCAATGGATCGTATTGAAACCCTAGAGGCAAAAGTAACTGCCCTAGAAAATCCGTAAAAGTCAGAAAAGGAGAAAGACATGACTGACACACCAACTGCGGAACAGATCGCTCAGCACTACACCGCAATGGGCCACTCAGTCGATCTGCTGAACGCAGGCCAGCCAGAAGGTATGTCCGACGAAGACTGGGCGGACTGTGTGTCACGCAACGTCGAGCATCTGAAAATCATGGTGGCCAAAGACTTCTGGACGACGGAAGATATGACCAATGCAAACGCTGCTATTGCAGATAACGAATAACTATAGTATAATAATCTGGCACCTTGTGTGCAGTACGTAACTATAACAACAACAAAAAGGAAAATGTTATGGGAAATGACAAAAAGACCCCCATTACTATCAACGATAAAGAGTACATGGTAGAAGACCTAACTCCAGAGCAACAGACTATGTTGAACCACATCAATGACCTAGACCGTAAGTTGTCTAGCGCACGGTTTAACTTGGATCAACTTGCTATTGGTCGTGAGGCTTTCATTAACATGCTAGCTAAGTCTGTAGTTTCTGAAACTGAAGTAGAAGCTGAAGCATAATAAGTAGCGTAACCAGGTGGCCTTAGCTGCCTGGTACCACTTACCTTCTCCTTGTAGTGTAACTAGGCTCTCTAAGCCTACGCTTAATCCCTCGTAAATCTATACAATAAAGAAAGCCTCTAGGAGCTTAACATGGCTAGCGCATACACAGTATCTCGATCTTCATCTCTTTTTTATAAGGGCTATGAAGTTAAGAACCCATTAGGGCAAGTCGTATATAAGACTAATTCACAGTCTTCTGCACAGGATTATGCTGATAAAGCTAACGCTGCAGGTGGAGCTAAGGCTGCTGGGCTAAGTGGTGAAGAGGCTGATCTTAAAACACTATTAGATAAGCAACTAAAGACATACTTAGGCTTAAACGATGAGGGTGCTATCTCTGGTGATGGCTGGCGTGGTACTCTCAAGATGGCTGCATATAAAGCTATTCAAGAAGGTAAGACTTTAGATACGAGTGGATGGAAAGTTGTTGGTGGGCGTAACACTTATAAAGTCGTACTTAAAGACGGTACTCAACTGTCTCTTGGTGCTCTTAAAAAGTATGATGATGAAGGCCCACGTATTCAAGCTGTTCTTAATGCCATTAATGAGTATAATACAAATGCAAAAAACTTAAGCGAGTTTGAAACGACTGTATCTGATAAAAAAGCTGCAGATGAAGAGGCTAAAGCTGCTGCAGAGGCAGAGAAGCAGAAGCAATTAGAGGAAGAGGCTGCACGTAAGGAGGCTGCAGAAGAAGCTGCAAGAAAAGCTGAGGAAGAGAATGCTGCTGCAGAGGCTGAACGTAAGAAAGCTGTAGAAGAAGCATTAGCTCAGGCTCGTGCTGAACAAGAAGAGCTTATACGTGTTGAGGCTGAAGAACTTGCAGCTGCTAAAGCTAAGGAAGAGGAACAGCGTAGACTAACTGAAGAATTACGTAAAGCTGAGGAGATACGACTAGCTGAAGAGGGACGTAAGTCTGGTATTAGTGATCGCTTTGGTGCTTCTATTGAGAATCGTATGAAGACTGCCCCTGTAAGTTATACATCTGCAGTTAATGCCTCAGAGAGTGCTTTGCCTGATACTGTATCCTATCGTACAAGCTATGCAGGTACAGTAGGTAACATTGATTCTTCACTGGTGACTACTGCTCCAGGCTCAGGTGAATTCATTGGTACAGGCTATAAAGACGTACCCTATACTAACAAGTACGGAGCACAGATGATGATCACTGAGCTTAACGGCAAGCCTATCACAGCTGTGCCTCCAGGGTATAGTAGGGGTAAGGGTATCGCAACTAAACCGCTTAAAGGCGATAATACTCTGTATGAGCCTAAGTATAAAGTTAAGCCTACTGATGTTGACTTAGGGAGAGAGTTTTCTAAGCCTATTGACTTAGGGGGATCGTTTGCTGAGGGTGGTACTGTTAAGGGTGGTGACACTCAGACAGAGGCTCTCTTCACTATTGCTAAGATGAACGGCTACAAAGGTCCACAGTCTAGCACAGCACTGAAAGCCTTCTTCAATAGCAGTGACGCTCTAAAAGCTAAGGCTCGTGCTATTGGTGTAGCTCTTGCACGTGGTGGTATGGTAAGAGGAAACTTGGCGCAAGGCGGTGCTGTACTATATGCAGATGAGGGTGTAGACGTGTCAGTAAGCCCTGACTTTCAGGATCAATTCTTTGGACAAGCTCAGGACACTATCACTCAAACGATGACACCCCGTCAAGCTACTGTAAAAGGTATTATACCTACTGCTGGAGATTTCATCCCTGAAGATGCAGGTCAAGTATTACCCTTAGCTAATATGCAAGAGGCTTCTACTGTACCTATTACTGCTCAAGCACAGACAGTAGAAAAAGGTCCAACTATGATGTATGACGCTGCGCTGGGCCAGCCTCAAGTGTCTGAAGCTTTGTATGGCACCGAAAGAGACTACAAAAAGGTCTCAGCGGCAGATGCAGGGTTTACACCTCCACCCCGTGGAAGCATGGTCACCCAAGCTTTTGAGACTTTCCATAACCCAACCACAGGCGAGCAGGTATTAGTACCTAGTGGTGGCTATACCGCTCCAAAGGGGTGGGTTAAAGGTGCACCTCAGGGTAAGTTTAAAACAGAAGGTGTTACTGCCGCTCAGGGTGAGGTCTCTAAGGAAGCACAAGCGGTGGCTGCACAGGGTGAGTTATCGCCTGAGGCAAAGGCTGATGCTGCTGCGTTTGACCCTAACTATATAGATTCTGTATTTGCAGGACAGCGTAATGTTACAGCACAGGAACTAGCTCAGGCTCAGGGTCTAGACGAAGAAGCAGTAAAAGCTAACATTGCTCAAGCTAATGTACCTGAAAACATTAAAGCGGCACAGACTACAGTTAAACCAGAAGAGCTACCTAAACCTGCACAGATCGCTGAGTCAGAGATGGCCCAGGCTGAAGCTATTACTATGTCGGGTTTGACTACTGATGCTACAGCCACAGCTGCAAAGCTTGCTAAGTTCTCCCTAGATGAGGGTACTCTTGTAGCCTTTAAAGAGGGTAAGATTGAAGCGCAAGACACTGTTCAGGGTCAACTATCTCAGCTGATGAAAGACTTTGATGATGGTACTCCTGCTTGGGCTGCTGGTGCTATGCGAGCGGCTAACGCTGCCATGGCTGCACGTGGCTTAGGTGGTAGCTCTATGGCTGCAGCTGCTATTGTTCAGGCTACTATGGAATCAGCTATCCCTATTGCTGCAGCAGATGCAGAAGCTTTCCGTTCTATGAAGATGGATAATCTAAACCGTCAACAACAAGTAGCCCTTACGAATGCGGCTGCACAACAGGGTGTAGAACTAGCTAACTTCAATGCTGAGCAACAGGCTGCACTGCAGAACTCACAGAACGCTTTTGGTCTACAGTCTCAGAACTTGTCAAACATGCAACAGGCTGTACTTGCTAATGCACAGATTAAATCTGCTCTACAGGGTCAGAACTTAACTAATGAACAACAGTCTAACCTAGTGGTTGCTGCACGTTATGCTGAAGCGTCTAACTTAAACCTGTCTAATCTTCAACAGGCTGTACTACAGGGTAGTCAGAACAACCTGCAAGTAGACTTAGCTAACCTCTCATCTAAGCAACAGTCATACATTACGAATGCTCAGCTAGAGGCAGCGTTACAGGGTAAGACTATTGATAACCGCCAGCAAACAGCTATCACTAATGCTGCACGTTTTTCTGAGGCTAACAACTTAACGTTTACTGCACAGCAACAAGCCCAGCTTCATAACTCTGAATTGATGAAGACTGTTGGTCTTGCTAACTTAAACTCTAAGCAAGCATCTACACTACAGAACGCTGCACAGATTGCTGCTATGGATATGGCTAACCTGTCTAACAAACAACAGGTAGCGGTACAAAATGCTCAAGCCTTCCTGCAGATGGATATGTCTAACTTGACAAACGAACAGCAAGCTGCTATGTTTAAGGCTCAAGCTGTACAACAGTCTATACTGACTGACCAGGCAGCAGAGAATGCCTCACTACAGTTCAACGCTTCTAGTGAGAACCAAGCAGATCAATTCTTTGCTAACCTGGCTACACAGACAAGCACATTCAACGCAGCCCAACAGAACGCTATGGCTCAGTACAACACTGATAGCATTAACTCTATGCGTCAGTTTAATGCGGGACTACAAGAACAGCGTGATATGTTCAACGCTCAGAATGGTCTAGTCGTTGCTCAAGCCAATGCCAACTGGAGACAGAACATTGCTACGATCAACACAGCTGCACAGAACCAGTCTAACATGGAGTATGCTCGTACTATGAACAGCATGACTGCAGCTAACCTGGATCAGTATTGGCAGCGTGAGCGTGACATTATGAGCTTTGCGTTTACTTCAGCTGAGAATGCTGCAGACCGTATCGCTTCTGTATTGCTACAAGAGCTAAGTGCGGATCAACAGGCTGAGCTAGCAGACCAGATGGGTAAAGGTACACTCTTTGGTAAGCTCGTTGAGGGTGCTCTTGAATGGGGCTTAGGTAAGCTAGGGTAAGGTAAAACAAAATGGCAAATAAGAATGAACTAACTTTGGCTGATGCTATTGTGGCTGAAGCTACGGCTACACCTACAGCTGGTACAGCACGTCAGCGCACTAGAGGCATGATGGCTAAAGAGCAACAAATGATTACATCTAGACCTCTTGATCCTGTAGACTCCCTGCCAAGCTTTGTACGTGAACATTTAGACGCTATTCGTGAGTCACGCCCGAACTCAAGTGAACGTTTAAAAAGCGTTAGTGATGGTTCCGATATGTTTGATGCACAATTATCTCGTAATGAGATGGGGCAGCTGGGTGGCACAGAGACTGATTACATGGAGGGTATGGAACTTGGTATAACCAAGCCTAAGTATAAGCCAGGGCAGAAACCTCATCCTGACTACAAACTAAATTTACCTGAAGAAGTTAAGAAAGATAAAGCTTTCATGTCTAAGGTAGATACTCTTGCGTCTAAGCATGGCATTGACTCTGTAGAACTTCTTAAAGCTATTCAGTTTGAAACAGCTGGTTCATGGGATCCTGCACAGAAGTCTGGTACCTCTAGTGCAACAGGCTTAATTCAGTTTATGCCTGATACAGCTAAGGGTCTTGGTACTTCTACTAAAGCCTTGGCTAAGATGTCACGTGCAGATCAGATGGAATATGTAGATAAATACTTGTCTCGCTTTGAGGGTAAGATAAAAGACTTTGATGACCTTTATATGGCTATTCACTGGCCAGCTGCAGTAGGTCAAAGTGATGACTATGTAATGTACTCTAAGGGTAGTAAGCAATACCGTGCAAACAAAGGCTTAGACATTGATAATGACGGTACCGTTACCCGTGGTGAAGCTGTCTATAGAGCACGATCATAAAAGGATAACATAATGGCAAGCGTATTTGATGCACCTATCCCAGGGCAATCCCTAACAGATGAACCACGTAACCATCCTTGGGAACGTCCACCAGAGATTAGTGATCCTGAAGAAGCTATTGACTTCCACATTAACCACCTAAACAAAACTAACGTAATGGACAATCTTCTTCAAGTCCTACAGTTGGGTGTACCTCTAGCTCCACTAGCTAAGACTATCGTAACCAAAGCACAGATGGATGGTATTCACTCTGTAGACGTAGGTCTGATTGTCTTGCCTGTAGTACAGGAAGAACTTAAGGCTATTGCTGAGGACTCAGGTATTCCCTTCAAGATGGGTGATGGCGATGACGAAGAGACTAAACAACGTCAGCGTGAAGAGGAAGTCAAAGCTCTGGTACTAGAACGTATTAAGAAGCTTGAGGGTACTAAGGAAGACGATGAGGGTGTAGACTTGATGCGTGACGTAGCCTCTGGGCTAGGTGGCATGGAAGATGAAATGCCCATGATGGAAGAAGAGACAGAAGCTATGCCTATGGAAGGCGAAGCACCAATGGAAGAACAACAGCCACAGATGGAACAGGAAGCACCTGTACGTAGTGGTCTAATGGCACGAGGTTAAGGATATGGCAGGTTTCTGGGCTGGTTTTGGTACTACTCTAGCTAAGGGTATTGAAGAGCGTAAACAGTATGCACGTGATCGTGCAGCTAAGCGTCAAGAGTATCTACAAACGTATGGTACTAAAGCTATTGTTGATCGTGAAGAAAAAGCACAAGCAGCTTTAGGTATTGCTAATTCAGTTATGACCTATGGTATTGACAAAGCAGACGTTGCCTATGTGTTAAACACAAGTGGAATCCAAGGACTGGTGCAACTAAAGACTACTCTTGAGGATCGTGATGATCTTACAGCTGAAGACAAGAAAGCACTGATCAAGAAAGCTAAAGACTATGTAGCTGATAACCCTGATGTAGATCTTACCAAGGTTATCAATAAAGCTTATGGTCTATACAAGGGTGGTGACAATCCTGTGAAGCGTGAGAGCAATGCTCTTGCTGCTATCTTTGGCTTAGACAATGGTATGATGGAAGACGAAGTACTTGATGACATCTACATCAATGGCATGACAGGTCGTGACCTATATCGTGTTATGGGTACAGCGCCAAAGCTTACAGGAGGCCAAGCATTAGACTTGAACTTACCTGGTAAGCCAGCTACAGACTCCCAACAAAGATCTGCTGTTACTACTCTATCAGATGTGTTTGAATCAGGTATTGATGCTCGTATTCGTGCTGCAACCCTGAAACTGAACGAACTAGATCCCACAAACACAGAAGGTGTAGCTAAGTTAAAACAAGAGATTGAAGATCTAGAGACATTAAAAGGGAAATCTATTGCTGGTTTTGCTGAGTATGCGGCTATAGATCCTAGCTTCTTGAAGTATGCTGCATCTATGGAAGCAATTACTCCAGGTATCCTTACTCGTAATACGTATGCTCCTCAGTTTAATCCAGTACTTAAAGCTTATATGTCTGAGGACAAGGAAGAAACACCTGCAGTTATACAAACGCAAGAAGCGCTGGGCGAGGAGCCAACAGCACCGATAGCTCCAACAGCTCCGAGAACACCAAAGACACACATATTTGATACAGCAGCAGACTTTAATAAAGCCGTAGCTGATGGCACAGTACAGCCTAATGACACGGTTACAGTCGCTGGTAAAACATCTACGTATACTGGTCCCTCTGTTAAACCTCCTAAAGCTCCAGGATTGGCTGAGCGCTTTAAAGGAAGATTTGATCGTGAAGACATTAAAGAAGTAGTTAAAACACCAGAAGTACAAGAAGCCATTGATACCTTTAAGTCAGATCTACCAGAAGATCTACAAGATGAGTATGATGCTTTCATTAATAGTGACATGGGTGATGCTACTTTTGAGAGCTTGCTATCTAATACGCCACTACCAGTAGACATACAAGAAGAACTTAAAAAGTTTGAATCAGAGGAAGTCCCCTCTCTAGTTGACTACTTTAAAGGTGCTATAAATAGACTGTTTAATAATGATCAAACAGAAGCCACATCAGACGCAACAGCTGCTCTATATGGTAAAGCTCAAGATACAGAGACGGGAGGCGGTACATTCTCAGCTAAGAGGGCAGACACCGAAGTAGAATACATTGATACACCTCCTGCAATGGTAGACGGTGATATTGCAAGTGAAGTATCTGCTATGGTTCCAACGGGTGGTGATCGTGCACCAAACAATGCAGGGCTAATGTCACGCCCCTCTGAACCTACTAAGTCACGTCCAGACGCAAAGCCTGACGTTATGAGTGATATTGACTCTATCAAATCTATGGTTGATCGTCTACACGGTGCAGGTTCTACAGTAGCTAAATCTCTGGATCGCAGTGAAAGCATGACTGCAGCAGATGTAACCAAACTAATCAGCAAGACTAAGGATTTGCCTAAGACAGACTCTCGTGATACACTACTAGCATCTCTATATGAGCTTCGTGATAAACTGAATAACCGATAAGGCTGTGTCCAATGGAAGACTTTACAAAGTATCTTGTACCTGTAAACGAAGAAGAAACTCAGGAGGACGACACAGAGGATTATACTAAGTATCTAACTCCTGTAGAAGAAGACGGTGAAGACTTTACAAAGTACCTACAGCCTACTGATGACACAGAAGCTACTCCTGAAGGGGTGCGTGACCTTACACAAGACAAGATCTTTGCTAAGATTGCACCCTACATGAAGTCTCGCTTTGGTATGACGGAGGATAAGTTTGACCGTCAGAAGATTGTCGATGCTTATGTGAACAACATGCGTAAGTTTAACTTCGGTCAGTCTGTAGTTACACTGGGTGAGATGTCTTACTTGAAGAATGCCTCTGAAGTACAGAAGGCTGAGGCTGCTGCAGCTTATACTACCTTTGACGCTATGAAGGGTGCCTTCGCTGAGGGTACATCTGGCATGGAGAAGCTTGATGCTGTGTATGACTATGGTCGTGCACTGGTAGTTGATCCAGTCAACTTAATCTCTTTGGGTGTAGGTAAAGTCTTTACTGGTGGTGGAGCTAAAGCAGCTGCACAGATTGCTAAAGAGGCTGTTAAGAAAGAAGTAGCAGACATCATCAAGAAGAGAGGCTTAACTGAATTAGCTAAGCAAGAAGCTAAACAGATTGAGCGTCAGCTTATTGGTAAAGTACTAAAGAATGAAGGCTTTAAGGACGTCGCTGCTGGTGAGTTCTCTAAGAGACTACGTGGTATTGCAACCACTGAAGCTATAGCTACTGGTGTAACTGACACTGTGGCTGGTGTATCTATTGACGCTGTGTACCAACAGGCTATGCAGGAAGTTGGGCTACAGACTGAGTACGACTTGATCCAAGGCTCTGTTGCTGCAGCTGGTGGTGTGTTTGGTACAGGTCTATCCCTGGGTCTTAACATGCTCGGTCGTGCTACTGGTCCAGAGGCAGACATGCTTGGTGCATACTACTTTGACTTAGCTAACCAGAACCTTGCAAGAGCACGTACTATTGCGGGTGACGTTAAGAAAGCTGCCAAGGAAGACCTAGACATTAAGGGATTCCAGGATAGCCTTCCTGACTTTAAGAAGAAGATGGAAGAGTTTGCCACTAAGGTACAGCAGGGTAGCATTATTCGTATGCTGGCTGGTGGTAAAGTACCACAGAAAGAAACACAGATCCGTAAAGCTTTCTATCTAGGTGATGAAGCTTTAGGTATTAAGGGTGTGGCTGGTATCTTAGCTGATAATGGTGTACGCAACTGGTCACCACGTTTTGATGGTGATAACTTTGCTAACTGGATGCATGACTTAATTATTGAGCTTCCAGCTGCAGCACAGAAAGACATAGACGAAGCCTTCCGTAGTAGCTTAGGTAAGTCTGTTGATGAGTACAAGGGTAAGTCCTTTACTCAAGCTCTTAAGATGGACGCTGAGCAATTCAGTAAGGCTGGACAAGAGCTTAACATTCTGTCTCAGATGAGCAGAACTCTAAAGTATATTCCTAAGGCTGATCCTGATAAGATGCTTGAGGGTGTCATTGAGGCAGAGCTACCAGCAATCTCACAGAAAGTACGTGATGCGCTGGGCGAGGGTACACACTACCTGCAGCGTAACCTTATTCGTATGCTTGTTACTCACCCTGGTACGACTGCCCTCAACTTGATTGGTTGGCAGACAGCTAGCGTTATGCAATCAGCATCTGACATTGTACGTGGTACTCTGTATGGTACTGGCTCTCTGCTTAATGCAGCTATGTTTAACAAGGAAGGGGCTGCTAAGTATGCCCGTAAAGCTGGCTTGATGTTTAGCTTGCAGAAGCAGAAAGCACGTAACTTATTAGACCCACACATGACGTATGAAGCGTTCATGGACTTCGCTGCGTATAACCCTGAAGCACAGAAGAAGATGTTCAAGTATCTGTCTGGTGGTATTGAACTAGAAGAGATTGCTAAAGATCTAGGCTTCCAAGACTTCGGTGCTATGGCTAAAGACATGGGCATTAAGGAGGCTGATGCTCTAGTCCAGAAGCGTAATGTCTTTGATAAGATCATGGATGGTGCACAAACAATCTATGGCGTTAAAGCGCAAGACATCCTAACTAAGTCTCAGGAGTTTATGTACGCAATCGACAAGCAAGTACGTCTAGAGTATGGTGTATCTTATGTAGACTTCCTTAAGGATGAGAACCTATGGAAGCGTATGACTGGGGATGAGTATGCACGTATTGTGTCAGTCGCCTCAGAGGACGCACTACGTAACGTGTTTGCTAAGCAGTATGGTGGTACAGAGGGTACACTACAGTTTGCTGCTAAGGTCATTGAAGATGTACGTAAGCTGCCTATCATTGGGGCTATGATTCCCTTTGGTCAGTTCTTCAACAACACGCTTGGCCACATGATGGACCACACAGGTATCAGCCTTATCCACAAATACGTAGCTGGTACTGCACGTGATCCTATGGAGTTGCTAACTAAGTCTGCTGTTGGTCTTACCTTTATTGGGGCTGCTGCTACCTATGAGATGGACTACTTGGATGAAGGACTAGCATGGTACCAGGAGCGTAGCTCAGATGGTACTATTCGTAACCGTATGTATGACTTCCCTTATAGCTTCTACAAGGCAGTAGGACGTATGGCTGCACATGTGTACCGTGACGGTGAAGTACCTAAGCCTTTGATTGAAGAACTAGCTGCAACGTTTGGCCCTCAACAGCTTACACGTCAGCTTGGTGATAGCATTCAAGGCGCTTACGATATGCTAGTTGATATAACTACATCTGATGATGTCGAAGCTAAGCGTATGCTAGGTGAGTTTGTATCTAAGTCTGCGTCTATGTATCTGTCAGGCTACTCACGTCCACTAGATCCAGTCAACCAAGTGATCGCTCTATCTAAAGGTACACCATACGTATCACCTGATCGTCGTCAGGGTAGCGAATGGGTGAATAACTCTGTGCGTTACGTTGATGAAATTCTGGGTGCTATGGATCTGTACACTAAGCCTGAACAAAAGCAGCGCCCACTAACAGCTGAGCAGGATCGTGTACCTATTGGGCGTATCTTTGGTATTCGTGAGGAGTTAGCACAGTCCCCTATTCAAGAGATGTTCAATGAGGCAGGTCTAGCCCAGTGGCGTACAGGCATTAGGTCTAACATTGCTGAGCCACTGAATGACATCAATCGTATGATCACACCAGTGCTGAACTACTATGCTTCTATGTACATGGATACAAACAAATGGAAGAATGCTTCAGCTGCTGATCGTAAGACGATGATTTCTCAGATTATAACTTTAGCTAAGGGTGACATTAAAGATATGTTGGCTGTATCGTATGACCCAGCTGATACTCGTACTAAAGTGTTATGGGAGTTAGGTAAGGTGCCAAAGAAAGAATTGGCTAAGATCCTAAACGATATGGGATTTGAATCTGATCCCTCTAAGCTAGACACTGAGCAGCTAGAGATCATAAAGTTCTACCTTGATATGGAAGAAAAAGAAACTAAAGCAACAGATAAACTTTATGGTTTGAAATAAAAAGAGGGAGGCTATCACGGCCTCCCTTTTAGTTTATTGTATGCCGTACTTATTAGCACATTCTCGTGACCATAGTACAGCTTCTTTCAGGGCTTTTATAGCGTAGTCCTTTTCATCTGAGGGGTATAAGTTATCTAACAAGTAGTCTAGGATGTCATCCATACCATCCTCAAGACCTGCTATAAACTGTACCTTCTTAGACTCAATGAAACGCTTAGCCTCTTCTTCGAGTGTTAACATTCCAATCCACTTACATGTTAAAGCCCAGGCTAGGAGCTATGGTAAGTGTATCATAAATACAACTTAGGTGTCAAGCATTATAATCCTTCCTTAAGGAATACTTTAACCCACTCAGCACAGATACCACTACGTACAATATCCTCTACACCAAACTCAATAATAGGAATGTCTAGCATATGTTTCTTAGCTAGATGAATAACCTTTGATAAGCCATCCGCTTCCTTTAAGTCTGACTGTTGTACGTCACCATTGAGTACGATCTTACTGCCCTCACCCACACGAGTTAGGAGCATCTTCAGTTCATGCGTTGTTATGTTCTGTGTCTCGTCTACAATAATGAAAGCATCCTCAAAGCTACGCCCACGCATTAACGCTAGAGGTGCCATCTCAATGTTGCCATTCTTGATGCCAGTCTCTACTGCACCCTTACCCAGATGCTTAGTCAGTACATCTAGAACAGGTAAAGCCCAGGGGTAGGTCTTCTCCTCTAGTGTACCAGGTAGATAACCTACATCCTTACCAACAGCCACATGAGGACGAGTGATAACAATCTTGTCTATCTCCTTGAGTGTATACAGGTCAGCTGCAAACGTAGCAGTAACGAATGTCTTACCTGTACCCGCTGGACCAAGGATAAAGATTTGATCGTGTGTCTTCATGTAGTCCCACAGGTCACGCTGATTGTTAGTACGTGGCGTGAAGCCTGAGGTCTTCTTACTGTCAGCCCCCTTGTAGTTTGTCTTGCGACGAGTACGAGATTGCTTCTTTGGTGGTTCACGATCTTCGATCATAGTGTGTCCTTAGATGAACGCTCTAAATAGATAGCGGCATTTTTTAAAGAGTTTATATCGTCGGTAAAGAACCCAAGACCCCTATTACACCTATGACACAACCACCCTCTAAAGGTGTAGGTGGTCCAACAGTGATCAAAACTCCAGACAGTCTTTTTAGTTTTCTCTATCTTCTTTAATTCTGCTTCGTTTCTTTCACAGATAGGGCAACAGTAATCAGCTGATGGGAGAGGTATTTTTTCTTTTAGTTTTTTTACTTTATGGTATTGATCCTTAAAGCAACTCTTACATACTCTCTGCTTAGCTTTGCCTCCTGTAGTACCCTGAAACATAGATACAGGTTTATCCTCCTGGCAGATACGGCATGTCTTTACCTCTTCCTTTATATAGGCATCAAGATTTTTAAACATATCCAGCTGCATTAAGTTGATCCTTTAACTCTGTGTACCCACCAATGTAAGAACCATCAGGTCCAAACACTTGTGGTACTGTTGTGTGCCCTGCCTGTTTGATCAGAGTAAGCAACCACTTAGTCTCAGGATCTTGGACATTATATACTGTGAAGGGTAAGCCTTGGCTCCTTAACAGAGCCTTGGCTGTATCACAGAAGTTACACTGGTTTCGTGTGATAATAGTGTACATGTTATGTCAGGTCCACGATCTCACATGAGTCACCAGAACAAGCTAGTGTCTGCATACCAGAAGTATTGTCTTCCTTTTCGTACTCCATCAACTTAGCCCAGTCGATTGACTTAGGCATCAATGATAGTAGTTGCTCGTACTCAGACTTGCCTACTTCTTGGTACGGTGCTTGCTGATATGTATGCTCGTTGTATGGCAAGAAGGATACACCAGACATCTCATCGAAGTGATCGTACACAAAAGCACCTACTTCAAACCACTCATTAGCTTTGACGTTGATAGTCACAGATGGCTTGTGTTCACACCAGTGACGCTGATAAGCCAACCACATCTTCAACTGGTCAATTGCTGATACATCTGAGGTAACAACGGCATCGTCAGGTGACTTAATTGGAAAGCTAAATACTGTAGTCTGATCTGGTTTAAATACATCAGGTTCATTTGGGATACCTTGGTCTTTCATGAAGGATGTAAGAGGGTCTTTGTTATCTCCTCTAACGGTTCTAATGTAATAAGGTGAATGTCGTGCGTGTATCCCAGAGGCAGAGTCAACGAGTTGGGATACTGTTCCCGATGGCTTAACACAAGTGATAGCAGCAGCAACAGGAATGCCAAGACGATCAGCCCACTCAGCATTTGTTTTAATGGCAACATCACGTAAGTGCTCCAATGTTTTGTCTAGACCTGCATTAGCTGTGGTCATTAGAGGGTTGTCCATAATGCCTGTCAGAGAAACTCCAAGCAGACGTTCTTCTTCAGTGTTGTTTTGCCAGATCTTACGAAGGTATGGGAACTTAGTATAGGTAGACTGGATCGTTCCCAAGACAGTAGCAAGACGTACCTTACGCTCTAGGTCTTCTATACTATCAGCTGCACGAACAACAACCTCAGTCAAATTACAGAACTGGTACGGACGAAGGATAATCTCTGAGCAGGGATTAGTGCCGAACTCATAGTTAGAATCACGTCGTCCATTCTTAGAGGCTTGTTTCTTAGATGCCTGGCGGTTAAAGATGCCACGCTCACCTGAGCCTGACTCTACCAGTGCCATCCACTCACGCATGAAGGATAGGCTGTCTGGCTTCTCAGTGTATGACACAGAGTTGTTAGCCAATGCACGTTGCGGATTGCTCTCCCACCACTGACCCGACTTAGCATGACGCATACGATCATCGCTCAAGTTTGACAGAGAGATCATAGCTGAACGGCGTACACCACCGACGACTACAACTTCACCGATCTTACACATGATGTCGTGTGCTTCAATGCTAGACAGCTTACGTCCTTGTGCATCTTTGAATACCTTGATGACAAAGTTAAACAGATCAACCAATGGCGCTGGGCCAGAGGCACGTCCTCCAAACGTCTTTAGTCTTGCACCTGCAGGACGAACTTTGCTAACGTCCCACTTAGGGATCTCGCCACTATAGAGGAGTGCAACCACTTGACGCAGAGCTTTAGCCCAACCTTCTTTGCTGTCCTTCACGACGACTGTGGTATCACTCTGGAACAACTGTGGTACTTCTGGCAGCTTAGTCACGAACTGACGTTCAACAGAGAAGCCAACACCAGTGCCACACAACAGAATGAACATGGCCTCGTCGAAACTCTTGGGATCATCTACAGGTAGATACGAACAGTTATATCCTGCAGTGTTGTCACGCTCAAGCGCTGGGCCAGCTGTCATCATAGCTCGCATAGAAGGCATAACCTCTAGGCCCAAGATAGCATCACGTAGATCACGCTCAACTGAACCATAGTCATACTCAGCGCAAGCATCACCTGAATTAGGTAGTGCACGATATACTACGTTCTTCATGTAACGGTGTACTGTTTCATCCCAACTCTCACGTCGGCCTTCTTCTTCTAACCATCGTGCATAACGTGATGTGTGAATAAATGCTTGGTAGTCTGTTGGTAGATAGTTATTCATCTGTTGTCTCCGTTCCCGCCTAGTGTGCCTCGTGCCTTACGTCCGTAAAGCTTCTCTAAGTTTTGCATTGCTAAGTCATGCAAATCAATGTTCAAGTCTCGTGATAGCGCAGCGATGTACCACAGTACGTCACCAATCTCTGCTGCAATAGCATTACGATCAAACTTATTATCACGTAACATCTTCTTTACTTTGTTAGCTACCTCTCCTGCCTCACCTGCTAAGCCCAGCGCAGGGTACAGGATAGAGTGTTCTGATCTATAGATTGCTGTTTTAGATGCTGCCTTCTGGTAGTCATTCAATCCTAGCTGCTTGTTCTTGTATACTTCATTGTAGTATTCCCAAGCCTCCAGGTCACCGTCACTAATAGTACTCATTGTCGCTCCTTAACTGTTAAGTTTTCTATTTCTATATCGTCCACGTCATACATAATATCTGTAATCAAATCCTGGACATCTTCTTCGTGGGCTTCATCGTAGGAACTTAAGAAGTTGTTGTTCTCGTCCACCCGCATTATGAACATCACACTAAAGCTTTTCATTTGTGCTTCTCTTGATATACTTCAATCAGCTTATTCAGATACCACTGTGCTTTCTTTAGATCTTCTAAGCCATTCTTATATCGGTAACGCCAGAGGTACTTAAGGATATTACCTTGTAGGTAGCCCTCACTCTGCTCATTGGTAGCAGCTAGAATAGCTTCAATAGCTTCTATACCACCTGCGTTATAATGTATAGGACTGTTTACATTATCTGTCATTGTTTATCAACCTTTAGCTTTATGACTTTCTTGCGTAGTGCTGCACCCTCTTCAGCCAACCACTCTTGCGGTATGATACGATTAGAGTACATGAACCCATGCTTATCGCACCACATTGCATAAGTAGTCTTTGACCCTTTGTATAACTTAGCGTTCGCATTACTAAAGACAAACCTAATATCTAACTCAGGGTGCTGTTCTCTTACAGCTATGTGCTTACGTCTATCCTCATTGTCAAAGATACCTTTAGTCTCAATGATGATACCGTTGTCTAACACAAAGTCAGGTGTGTATGTTCTATACCGAAGATCCATCCACTCTACCTTAAGCTCTTCATAACGAACTTGCTTTTGGTTTTGCTTCAGGAACTCCGATACTGTTTTCTCTAGGCCACTTCTGTATCGCCTAGGGTTATGCCTCTTTGCTGTCGTCAAAACCATCCCCTATGAATACGTAGTCTACCATAGGCAACTCTTTAGCAGTAGAAACCCTGGAGGGTAGCGTCTGTAGTCCAGGCCAGCACTTATGCTTATAAGCACAGAAGCCACACGTAGTACCTAGCTTCAAGTTACCTGATGCTTTCTTACGATACGTCTCAGGGATAGCCTCAAAGCAACGCTCAAAAGGTTTGTCCTCATGAATATACTTTACTGTCTCTTCGATCTTCTGCATCTGTGCAGGAACATCAACACCATTAGCATCGACATACTTGAACTCCCCGTTAGCCTTGTTTATTACCCACCAACCGCCAACCTCTTTACCTGCTGCAACAGCATAGCCTACAAGCTGGCTGACATAACCAAAGGTATCACCCTTTGCTAGTGTCTCGAAGTCAACGAACTTATGTTGGTATGACCAGGGTGATGCAGACTTAACATCATCAACACGATTGTTTAGGATCATGTCGAACTCACCATTGATCTCAGTACCGTCAGACAGAGTAAGTGTAACCTTCTCATTGTCTGTAAACTCAACGTCAGCAGCACGAAGTAACCCCTTGAATACAGCCTCAACAATATCACCCAACATCATGTTCACTAGGAACTGTGTCGGGAATGGTGTCTTGTCTGCAGGGTCATTCTTCTCGTACCAGAGTTGGCAAGTAGGACGCCCAAGGTTGGACATCCTTAACTTAAACTCATCACGAGAACCGCTGCTGAACTGTTTGCGGACTGCATCAGCTACGTCCTTACCAACCTTCTCAATGATAGACTCATCAACAATAGTCTCCCCATTGAGTGCCTTCTGTAAGAAGCTATGCAGTGATAGTTCAGCTACGTGGTTCATCAGTCAGCTACCTCTACATCTACAATGTCATGCAAAGCTTCGAGGGCATCAGCACCAAGACTGTCTGCGTTCTTCTTGTCGTGCTCGGACGAGATGTAGTTGTTCATACCTGAAATCCAATCCATGAAGTTATGCAAGTACTCCTTGTCTTGCTCAACAATGTCTACCTTTACATTAGGAGTTAAGACCATAGTCGCATACTCAGAACCGTCAGGCTTCTCATGCATCTCAGCTGATAGCTCTATCTTATACTGTAGAAGCAACCCTTCCTTACGATCCAAAACTTTGATAGCATCATCAATAGCTTTGATTGTGCCACGACTTTTAACATCCATAACGAATGGAATCTCTACGTCAGTAATGCTGTTGTCCTCAATAGGATTACCTTTGTCATCCATGGCACCCTTCATAGTTACGACACCAAAGACAACCTTGGTACGCTTAGTGTTACGCATCAAGTCCTGCGTTGCTTTAGGTAGGGACTTAAAGTCTTCAATATAACCCGAGGGACGCCCTGCGTTGAAGCCTCCTGCGTTATCTTTCAGGTCACCATTAAGTGAATTAACCAATACAGTTTTATACATTACCTTAGCGTCAGAATCCCAACGTGTCCACTGTAAGCGTAAGGCAAAGATGCGGATCTCTGGGTTGATAGCGTAGATGTCAGGCTTGTCTGTTTGTGTTAGCTTGTAAGAGCCAGCAGGTACAGCGTCAGCTTTAATCTTCTTGCCATTCACTTCAATCTCACCCTTGATAGGGTTATGGATCTGACTGAAGCGTGGAAGCATAGAGCGAGAGCCACTTGAGTTTGAGGATAGTCCCATCATTTCAGCTAGGGATTGGCCTTCAGTTGCTAGTACGATTTCGTTAGTCATATGTATACCTTTCATACATTTTTTTACACGGTCAAAGGAGTCATAGTTATAGCATCACACGTCTTTATTGTCAAGCCAATTAGGGCCGATCTTAGCCTCTAAAAGCAGTGGTACGTTCATGCTAATTCCGTATGCTTCCTCAATGATCTGATTAAGATCGTTATTCATATCATGAATCATCTGTATCACATATAGCTTCTCCTTTGGATGTATGTCTATTACAGCTGAGTCGTGTACTGTATTAACCAAGCATGATTGCAGTGGCTTCAGTCTCTCCTCTAACTCCATTAAAACCACAGGAACAACATCACCAGTAGCAAAGCCCTGCACTGGGTAGTTCTTGATGTTGGTCATGTAGGTTACGCTCCCATTGTCCCTGCGCTTGCAGTCAGGGAATGCGTATTGTCTACCACTTACGTTGGTAATCTTTAAGAATGTCACAGCTTCCTTGGCTAGCTTCTTGTGCCATGCTGCAACACCTGGGTACTTCTCAGTGAAGTGTTCATAGTAAGCAGCTACCGCTTTTGATCTGCCATAACCAGTAGCACCAAAGAGGGGTGCGAAGGTATGCTCCTTAGCTTCCTGTCGTGTAGTAGGCTCACCTGCATCAGTAATAACTTTAGCAGTGTAACTGTGTACGTCAAAGCCTGTGGCAATCTCTTCCATAGCTACCTTATCCTGCGCTAGGAATGCAGCAGTACGAAACTCTAGCTGTGCAAAGTCAGCCTCCATCACGTAGCCACCATCCCATCGTGATACGAATACCTTCTTCACTGGGAATGTGTTACCTCGTGGCATGTTCTGCATGTTAGGGTTACGCCCACTGAAGCGTCCTGTTGCTGTGGTAGTCTGTGATAGATCCACATGCAGGAAGTCATCGTGCTTAGTGTACAAGTCAATACCCTCTACGAAGTTAGACAGATAGCTAGAGATAGCGTTCAGCCTACGTACATCCTGCAAGAAGTACTCAGCCTCCATCATACCTTTACTACGTGCAGTACTAATCAGTAGCTCTAGGTTATCCTTACTGGTAGAGAACCCACTAGCACTTACCCAGTCCTTACTTGGTGGGTAGAACTTAAGACCTGCAATCTCCTGCAACTCTTTAAGTTTATAACCTAAGCCTCCACAGTCAGAGCATTTGTTAGGTTTCTTATACGGTGTACCGTCTACTTTAAGTTTATACGTTTTACCGTTTCCCTCACAGGTACGACAGGTGTAGGCACGTGTCTTCTGTATACGTACAGTGTTAGCATTCACAGCTGCACGATACTCCTTAGCATCATTGACATGCTCGAATAGATCAGCCCACTCGTTCTTGTTGATAGGCTTCATGCTATAGATTACTTGAGACAGTTGCTCTGTAGAGTTTAGATTGATTGGTGTGTCACCCATGAACCTACGTACCTGCATACCCAAGCGTGTCTCTATCTCTGCCTTCTCTTGTTCAAACTCTTTACGCACTTCATCCAGTGCAGCACGATCCACCTTGAACCCACGGGCATACATCTTACACAGTGTCATACATACCTTCATGCTGATGTCACGCACGTTTAGCATAGACTTAGTGTCTTCCTGTTGGTAGTCCTGCTCCTGTGCAAGGAACAGTTCACGTGTGGTATTCAAGTCAGCCTCTAGGTATTCCTTAAGTTCAGCCAGAGGGATCTCGTTAGTGCCGTAACCTTTCTTGAAGTATTCCTTAAGTGTATCCATCTTGCGTGAGGGCAGGTTACGTATCTCAGCACAGCTATCCAAGCTTAGGCTACGCTTCTGTCCACGCAGAAGTAAGTACTCTCCAATCATCGTATCATAGATAGCACCGTCATAGTGGAAGCCCGACTCCCAAAGCCATGGCATATCGTGACGGGCGTTGTGCATAATCAATAGTGTAGTCTCATCAAGTATAGTCTGTAACAGCACAGCCCCACGCCCTGATGTATCCTTGTATTCTACATGGTCAAACGTAAAGACGTGTGTCTCCTCTGGTATATCTACGTTCTGTGTACCTACTTGCACTAGGAAGTTACCTTCTTCCCATGGGTCTAGCAACTTCTTGCCTGAACGTTTTGTTGTGGTGTTCTCCACGTCTAACACTAACCTCATGTCGTCTCCTCTCGTGTGTTCGTTAAGCGGTGTACTGTGCTATCGAACCATCAAGCTCACACGTAATACGTCCATGCCAGCCACCCTCTAGTTTGTTCTTAGCTACCGTCAAGTAGCGTGTCAAGTCTTCATCAGAGTCTACACCCTCAACTGATCTGTTCTTAGATACAAGGATCATTAGGTCTGCCTCTGCTGCCTTGCCTGTCTTAGAGCCTTCCATCATAGACATGTCAGGCTGTACTACATTCTCAGCTACCGCACTAAGTTGTGACATCCAGATCACGGCACAGTTGTACATCTTAGAGATGTTACGTGCATGGATAGCAGCCTCTTTAAGATACACGTCTGACTTGTCACTGTTCTTAGTAGCAAACTTGTCACCCATGTCTAGCACTACGATGTCAGGCTGATAGCTCTTAACGATAGCCTCAACCCAGTTCATGTCCTTGCCAGTGCTGTCCTTCATCCTCACGTTTTGTTTCACTTTGTTATATCTCGTGAGTGCCAGTGCCTTGTTAGCTACGATCTGCTTCATCGTCATACCAGAGGATGCTTGTACATACCGTGCAGCTACTCGGATTGTCTTCTCTTCGTTAGTAAGCACTAGGCAC